GTATGATTGCTAAAGGGGAGCTAGTCCATGGACGCTGACGATTATCAAGTTGCGGGTAACCATTATCGGGGAGGGGGTTACCAACACTGGAATCTGGTGCTTAGCTGTGACCTTGATTATCTGGCTGGGTGCTCTACAAAGTATGTGAGCCGCTGGCGTAAAAAGGATGGCTTGAAGGATTTACAAAAGAGTTTGCACTATTTGAATAAGCTGGAGGAATCACGGGCTAAACCTCTGGCGCGGCTTATGACGGTAGAGGAAATATTGCGTGAGGTAAATGCTTTCAGCGAAGCCAACAAACTGAGTGACCTAGAACGTAGCTACGTTCGTATGCTTAGTACGTGGCAGACCCGTGATGAGTTGAATATGGCGCGAGAGTTGCTCTTCTTGTTGTTGGATGAAGCTGAGGCGCTAGAGAAGGGTGCTAAGCCAGTTCCTCTCTGTGAGGAAAATCATTATTCTGAAAGGGCTGGAGAACCTCATGTTGATTGATCGTGAAGAATTTATAGCCGCGCTGACACAGCTTAAGCCTGCACTTGGCGTGAAGGGTGTAGTGCCTGAGCTAGCTCACGTCTGGTTTGAGAAGGGTACAGCCCAGGCTTACGATGGTGGCTTTGGCATTAAGATACCTTTCAAGACTGATTTGATTTGTGGAGTGCCTGGAACCACTCTCTTAGGCTTGCTCCAGACGTCTGCCTTAAAGCAGGCTACTCTTGAACCTAACGGTAAGGATGCTTTGCAGCTTAAGCTGGGCAAGTCACACAGCAAGCTGGCTACTCTGGCGGCCGACCGCAAGGTGTGGCCCTTCCCAATTAAGTTGCCCCAGAAGACAGACCCAACAGAACTCAACGAAGAATTCATTGAGGGTTTGCGCAAGACGCTCTTTATCAAGGCTTCTCCGGCTACGCGGGTTGAGCATTATGGTGTGATGGTGCACCATGTTAAGAATGATTTGCTGCTCTACAGCACAGATTCAGCTACCATGGTTCAGGTGATGGTTAAGGGGGCCGGTAAGGCGGCAGGCTTTGAGCGTACACTATTCCCGCGTGACTTTGCGGAGCAACTCGTAGCCCAGGCTCCAGCAGGAGCAACTCTCTACACGCCGGAGGACTGCTTCATAGCTGAAGCGGAGGGTATCTCTCTCTATTCAAACTTGTTGGATATATCCTCAGCGGACGACATTGGGGCTATCGTGGACCGGAACCTAGACCGTCACCCAGAAGAGGTACCCCTGCCTGCAGGCTTAGAGGGCGCACTGGCACGGGCTGAGATATTGGCAGGTACACAGCAGCCTGACATTGAAGCCTCCATAGAGAAAGGTGTTCTAAAGTTGAGTGGGGATTATGCTCTGGGTACATTGCAGGAAAGTCTGCCGCTAGAGGGTAAGCATCCGGACGCCAAGATACGGTTACGGGCAGGACTAATTCGTCGTGCCCTCGTTCATGCCGATAGTTTCTCATTGACCAAGGAGTCTTTGTTGTTGTGTGGAACGCCGGGATTTGTCTATTTGGTAGCATCGTTATAACGTAGCCCGTGTCTTCATTTCTATCACAGCAAGCCCCCGTCAATTTGCGCAATGCTAGTGATCTGGCTTTGTTGCATCAGATGGAATGTCGTGCTTGTCCATTGAATAACACAGTGGGAGGCAAGATGGCTCCTACTGGGGCTGTGCGCCCCCTCGTATATATTTTGGGAGAAGGTCCCGGTGAAGCAGAAATTGATGAGCAACAGCAGTTTGTTGGGGAATCAGGCCAACTCCTGAGGGCGCATATTCCTCGTCGTTTCAAGGATCAAATCAGATTTAACAATGTTGTGCGTTCACGGCCACCGGGTAATGCTACGCCAGACCGTATTGAAATAGAATGTTGCCGTCCGAGCGTGGTTAAGGACATAGAGCGGTCCAAGCCCAAGATTATTCTAGGCTTCGGAAATGTGCCTCTAGAGTGGGTCTCAGGTTTTAATGGGATAACGCTCTGGCGTGGACGACGCATGCCGGTTAAGGTAGGCAGCCACACGTGCTGGTACTACCCTATGCTGCATCCATCCTACTTATTGCGCCAGCGCCGTAATGATGGCGTAGGTTCTGAAGAAGAACGCATGTTCAAGTTTGACATGAAACGTGCGTTTGACGAAGTAGAAACGCTGCCCGAGCCAATAGTGCACTCGCACGTAGATGTTAGGCAGGGTGTAGAAATAATTGTTGAGGGTGGCGTTAGAGGAATTAATCGGGTTAGGGATGTATTAGCTTGGGCAACTGAGCAGCCAGTCATTGGAATAGACTATGAAACAAACGGAATTAGACCATATTTTGCAGGCGCTAAGGTGTTAAGTGCAGCAATAGCAACTGGTGAACGTGCTGTAGCTTTCCCTTTTGACCACCCTGAGTCCCAGTGGAATCTAGATGAGCGGGATCAAGTATGTAACCTCTGGCGGAACTTTATTTTCAAAGCTAAAGGTGTCAAGGCAGTTCACAATCTTGCCTTCGAGTTAGAGTGGTCTGGGCATAAGTTTGGGCAGGATTTAATTAGAGCAGGTACCTGGGAAGACACTGCTACGCAAGCGTGCATTCTGGACGAACGTGCGGGCAACAAAAAGGCCGGACCGTTCTCATTAGAATTTTTAGTACAGCAGTACTTCGGCTTCAACCTTAAGAAGCTAGCGGGGGTTGATCGTAAGAAACTTGCTGAAACGCCTATTGAAGCTGTACTGCAATATAATGCGCCAGATGCTAGGTACCATGCGTTGCTTTGGGAAAAGCAAGCAGAGCGTATTAAGGCGGAGGGACTAGAGGAGCCTTATGAGTTAGGACTTCGGCGCGTACCAACGGTAATTCTATCCCAACTTAGGGGTGTGCCTGTTGATCAGAAGGAAGCTAAGCGGCTCCAGAATAAGTACGAGGGGCAGATAGAGACTACTGAGAATTTGATAGCTGCGCTGCCAGTTGCTCAGGAGTTTAAGCGTAAGAAGGGTCAAACATTTAATGCATTCTCTAATAAGGATGTCCTCTACGTGTTTAAGGATATGCTTCATCGCAGTGAGATTTTAGTTGAAGACAAGTATACGAAGAAACGTCATTACTCTGCTGACGAGGGTGTGTTAGAAACGATTGATCATCCTTTGGCTAAATTGTTGGTGAAGCTGCGTAAGGCTAATAAGCGCAAGGCAACGTATATTGACCCTCTTTGTTCAGATCATGAAGAGACGCTGATTTTCCCCGATGGGCTTCTCCACGCACAATTTAATACGTTCTTTGCATCCACTGGAAGATTATCATGTGAGTCTCCGAATTTGCAGAACTTCCCGAAAAGGGATAGTGGTGTTGAGGGTGAGCGTAAGGATGAAGCACGTGAGGTTCGCAAACAAATTGTTGCTCCCCCAGGACATGTGATTCTTGCATTTGATGCGGGACAAATCGAGGCCCGCGTCATCGCCATGTTTACGAAGGACAAGCAGTTTTGTAAGGCACTCTGGGAACGATACGATGTTCATATGGAATGGGCTGAGCGGTTAGCACGAGCATACCCCGCACGGGTGGGGGGGAAGAAGAATCTAACTGATAAAACGGTGATGAAGGCTTTTCGTACTGACATTAAGAATCAGTTTACGTTTCCGTTATTCTTCGGGGCACGTTTGGAGTCTGCTGCAGGATACCTAAATATTCCACCCCATATTTTGAAGCCCCATTATGATGAATTTTGGCGGCAGTTTTCTGGTGTTCGAGAATGGCAAGAGCAGCAACTAGAGTTCTACCACGAGTATGGCTATGTCGAGTGCTTAACTGGTCGGCGTAGGCACGGTCCTCTGAGTGTGAATATGGTGTATAATACACCAGTTCAAGGAACTGCAGCTGAAATAGTTATGGACATGATGGGCAGGCTTAGTGAGGGTGGTGACCCAGAATTACAACCGGAAATAAATATCCATGATGATCTTACATGGCTTCGGGTTCCTGAGAAGCGAGTAGATGATATAGCTGAGAAAATACTAAACATTATGTTGGATGTTCCATTTGATTGGGTTAACGTGCCAATTACTGTTGAAGGTAGTGTAGGAGCAAATTGGCTTGAAATGTCAGAATTTGGTGTATTTAGTTCGGATACTTGGTTCAAATGAGAAAGCGCGGCCCATATAAATTTGGACTTTCAGCCGAAGAACGGTTGCTTTGGCGGTGGTTTCAAAAACATCGCATTCGTTCGTTAGATAGAGGGATTGAATTTTTGCTTACATTTGAGGAATGGCTTAAAATTTGGACTGATTCGGGTCATTTGTATGAGCGCGGGCAGGGTAAAGAAAAGTATTGTATGGCTCGGTATAAGGATAAGGGTCCTTACGCTGTTGGAAATGTACGCATCTGCAAGAACCGTGAAAATCAAGAAGAGCTTTTGGCAAACCCTGAAAAGCTGGTTGAAATTGGTTCTGCTATGCGGGGGAAGAAACATCGGATTGATACCCGAAAAAGAATGAGTCGCTCTAAGCGTGGAAATCAAAATGCAAAGGGGATGAAACATTCAGCGGAAACTAAAGAAATTATTGGGGCGAAGTCTGCAGCAAACTGGGTGGACCCTGTTTATGCTGCTCATGGTTCTGAAGTAATGCTTTCTCTCTGGGAGGATCCACAGTACCGCGCAAAAGTGAGTGCTGGTCACCAAAAAGCTTGGGATAATCCTGAGCGACGCAGGGCTGCTAGTGAGCGTATGCGTGTGAGGAATCAACAGCGTAGGGAAGCTAAGTGTCCAACTCCTTAATCAATAAATATCGGCCAACTCAATTCTCTGAAGTCGTAGGCCACGACGCTGTTGTGCGTTCATTACAGGCTGTCCTTAAGCGCGGTTCTAGTAAGACCTTTCTATTTACTGGTCCTAGTGGGACGGGCAAAACGACTCTTGCACGTATCGTGGCTAGTGCGGTTGGCTGTGTCCCAGCGGATTTATTAGCCATAGATGCCGTAACGTACACAGGCGTAGATGATATGCGGGCTGTCACTGCTAATTTGATCTATAAACCTCTTGGTGAGGGAGCAGTGAAGGCTATCATCGTTGATGAGTTTCAAGGCTTGAGTAAAGCTGCCCTTCAGTCTCTACTCAAGATTTTAGAGGAACCACCCGCTTGGGTTTGGTGGTTTTTATGTACAACAGAGCCAACTCGCATTCCAGTAAATATTCTGACGCGTTGCACACGTTACGACCTTAAGCCTGTAAGTGTGAGCATTCTTGGTGATTTGCTAGAAAGCATTGTCGAGCAGGAAAAGCTAGCTTCTATTGATGGTAGAATTATTGATTTGTGTGCAAAGGAAGCGAATGGATCCCCGCGTCAAGCCATAGCCAATTTGACGGCTTGTTCTGCCGCTAAGAACTATGCAGAGGCTCAGGAATTGCTTCGTTCAGCAATTGAGAGTGAAGAAGCTGTAAATCTAGCTCGTGCGTTAGTTAAAGGGGCACAATGGGAAGAAGTTTGGAGAATTGTTAATGGCTTGCAAAATATCAACCCGGAATCGGTTCGTCATGTGGTGCGGGCGTATGTCTTACGAGTAGCTTTGAATGCTAAGAGTGAGGCGGCAGCTGGGCGTGGTCTGGAGATACTTGACGCATTCAGCGAACCGTTTAATTCGTCAGATGGTCTAGCGCCATTGTTGTTAGCTTGTGGGAGGGTTTTGTTACAATGAGCATGCTAGAGCACTATCGCAATAATCTTGCCATTGATAGGGATGATCTCGACACTTGCCTAATGCGCCAGCCGGAAGTTTATTACGGAGTGGCTCAAAACGTCGCACTGTCAAATGCAGAACGCGACGCCTGTAAGCTTGACCTTGAGGAGTTGCAGGCGCAACTTGATCAGGATATTCGGGCTGAGGCTTTGCGTAAGGATGAGAAGCTTACTGAGACTTCCCTCCAGAATCGCCTTAAGACCCTCCCTAAGATGCAGGATATTCAGAGGGAGTTTCTCAAGAAGCGTCAGGAGGCTGAAAGCTGGCAGGTGCTTAAGGAGGCTTTTCAGCAGAGATCATTCATGTTACGGGAATTGGTGGCCCTCTATATTGCTCAGCGTCATGACGCGGCTATGGAAGGGGGTGCTGGTCAAGCGAGGGCTAGTTTAACGGCTGATAAGGCAGATCAGAACCGGGCTGCGGCAGGAGCAATCCGGCGTGTTAAGCGGGCCACTGTGTAGTATGGTTACTGCAAGGAATTGAAATGTTTTCTAGTGCTACTCTTGGAACAAGTCTAAGCTGGTTGGCGGGTGCTGTATTGCTCGTCATTCTTGCTTATGCAGTGACACGTGCGGCGAGCTTTGCACACTTCCGCACTAAGCTTGAGTATCTGCGAAGTGTGCTCAGAGAAATAAATAGAGGAGGAGGTCGTAATGGCCAAGGGTAAATTCGTGTATCGTGGTACTGCCCGTACGGTGGAGTCCGTCGTGCGCAAGTCAAAGCAGGCGGGTGGGCTTTACGACAGTTATCTCGCAGCGGAAATGCAGATGTACAAGCCGAAGGAAGGCGAGGCCTGCGTACGCATTCTGCCTCCTACCTGGGATGACGTCGAGAAGTGGGGTGACGGCTGGGAAATTGGCGTCTATATCCACTACTCCGTTGGTCCGGACAACGGCACCTACCTCTGCCTAGATAAGATGAAGGGCGAGCCTTGCCCGGTGTGCGAAGCTAGGCGTCAGATTACGGATCAGGATGAAGCTGACCAGCTTAAGCCGGGTTATCGCTGTCTGGCCTGGGTAATTGACCGCGATAATGAGAAGGCTGGTCCTATGATCTGGTCCATGCCGGTCTCCCTTTTCCGGGATATCAATGCGCGTTCGGTAGACAAGAAGTCCAATGCGCCTATTCTGATTGACGATCCGGAGGAGGGCTACGACATCATCTACAACCGGGAAGGTACTGGCCTCAAGACCAAGTACACGGCTGTTGAGGTCTCGCGGGAGCCGTCGCCCTTACATGACAATGAGAAGCTGCAGGCGCGCTGGCTGGAGTACATTACGGAACATCCCCTACCGGAGGTGCTTAATTTCTATGATGCTGAACACATCGAGAAGGTGTTGTTCGGAAAGACTGACCGTCGCAAGGATGCAGAAGAAGAGACGGAAGCAGAGCCGGAGACGAGGCCTTCTCGTCGTGGGCGTGCAGAGCCAGTAGAGGAGGTCGTAGAGGAGGAGGCTCCCCGTGGTGGCCATAGGGCTAGCCGTGCTGAGCCAGAGGTTGAGGATCGCCCTACCCGTGGTGGCCGCCATTCGCGTGGTGGCGCGGCGGAGGAGACAGAGGAAGAACCCCCTTTTGAGGAGAACTCTCGTACAGCCCGTCGCAGGGCCTTATTGGACGAGGGTGACGCACCAGAGGAAGGGGAGACCCAGACAAGGCCCCGTACTCGGCCAGAGACGGATGCAGAGGATGAGACGCCTGTTAAGGCTGCCCGTCGTAGCCTCGAAAGGCTTAAACCAACTGGACGGCGTTCCTAGCGCCTATGAAACGGGTGAGACTGAACGGGTCGGTTAAGCGTCAGGGCGGGAACGACTATTTCCCAGTCCTGACGCCTGGTGTTGAATGCATCCCAACGGGTTGTGCTCTCTTAGATTGCGTACTGGGAGGAGGCTGGGCACGACGACGTATTGTAAATGTTGTTGGCGATAAGAGCGTCGGAAAGTCGCTACTCGCGATTGAAGCCTGCGCCAACTTTGCCCATCTAGAACCGAAGGGCAAGATCTTCTATCGGGAGGCTGAAGCAGCATTTGACGAGCCTTACGCTGAGGGTCTTGGGTTGCCACTTAAGCGGGTGGACTTCGGACCGGAAGGTATAGATACGGTTTGGGATACCGTTGAAGACATATTTGAGGATCTAGATGCCAAACTGGCAGAGTGCGAAAAGAATAAGACCCCAGGACTGTATATCGTAGACTCGCTGGACGCTTTGACGTCGCGAGCGGAACTCGGGCGTAAGCCTGGTGAAGCTACTTTCGGGTTAGAAAAACAGAAGATGATGGGCAAGTTATTCCGGCAGCTAACCCGCCGCATCAAATCTGCTGATATGTGTGTGATGATCATATCCCAGGTTCGCGATAAGATAGGCGTGGTGTTTGGGGAGAAGCATACCCGCACAGGGGGCAAGGCCCTCGATTTCTATGCCAGCCAGATACTCTGGCTCAGTCATATACAGAAGCTAACTCGCACGGTTGGCAACGTTAAGCGTACCACGGCTGTTCGCATTAAGGCTCAGTGCAAGAAGAACAAGGTATCGCTGCCTTTCCGAGAGTGCCTCTTTGAAATTGAATTTGGGTTTGGGATGCGTGACGCTGAGGCTTCCTTAGCGTGGTTAGAGGAGGTCAAGGCGCTAGGAAAGCTGGGTACAAAGGACCCTGGAGCCTTCCTGACGCATTTAGATAAGCTGTCGGGGGTTGAGCTAGCCAAGGAGCAGGAACGCTTGCGAGCGGTTGTTATAGCGGCTTGGCAGGAGGTAGAAGGACGGTTTGCTCCTACTCGTAAGAAGTACGGGCAATAGCAGCAAACTTTTAACTGCTTCTCTGCATTACCTTTACCCAGACGCATCAAACGCTTATGCTCTCGGGCATGTTTGGGAATCCTTTCTGGGTAGCCGTGAAGACAAAGCCACAGCGGGAGCAGTGGGCTGCAGATAATGTAGCTAATCAAGGCTACGAGTTTTATTTGCCTCTTACAGAGGCTCTTACTAAGCCTAAGCCTAAGAAACCTTGCTTAGTTCCTAAGCCCCAATACT